TTAGGTGTCGGAGACGGGGTCAACCACCGGGCGCGAGTGATCGTAGTGATTGACCATTTGCATGGTCTTGTGTCCGCTGGCCAGCTGTTTCTCGGCTTTATTCCCCTTGGTATCGGTGATAGCGCGATGCTTGATTGCGTGCAGTCCGAACTTCTCTTCGGGGGCGAGCGCGCCAGTAGTGATCGCGGTAGCGATGGCTCGGCGCCACGCGCTGGACATCGTGCTCTTGATTACTGGTCGCCCTGTCTCCGCCACCACTAGGTAGCGATCTTGGGGACGGTGGGGGATTGGTAGGCGCTTGCCGGCCCATATGCCCTGGCGACGAACCTTGAGCCATTCCCACGCCTCGCGCAGCGGTGGCGACCAACGCGTAACATTGCCCAGGCTCCCTTTGCGCCGATCAACGATGACCCCCTCGTTCGTCTCATCTGCATCGGTCAGGCTGCGCACTTCCACGCTACGCATGCGGCATTCGTAGGCGATCACTGCGACAGCCCACACGTACGGCGCCAGTGAGCCCTTGGTGCGGGTAGGAAGGCCGCCACGGCGTTTGAATAGGGCCACCACAGCTTTCATCGTCACCAAGTCAGGCATGCGGTGAGCACCTACCTCGGACGGCATGTCCACGCCCTGCGCTGCATTGAACTTGCACAGACCGCGGGGCATCCCCCACACGAACGCCGCGGAAAGGTAGCGCTGTACATGCGCGCCACTGGACGGCGTCCTCTTTTCGGCGATGTCGTCGTGCCTCCGCTTGCCATCGGCCACGGCATCTACCAGTACCTGAACTATAGGTAGATCGACCTTGCGGAGCTTGAGCTTGCCGAAGGGCACGCCCAGCTTGGTCTGGAATCCGTTGATGATCTTTCGGCAACGGATGTAGTCCTCCTGAGTGTCCTGCGCAAGCTTGTGGAACGCCGCCGACTTCGCGTGCTGGTCGAGCAGGAAATCGAGCGTATCTCGGTCGATACCGGCGAGGCACTCCATGGCGTGGTGAAGGTCGGACAACAGCGCTTCCTCACCCCCGAGGCGCCGCAAGCGCGGCGCCTCTCCTTCCACCATCGTGTACCAATACCGGTCGCGCCGGTTCCAGTAGCACCCAGCAGGCAGCAAGGACTGCTGGATGTGGGCTGGGATGCTGGGGTCGTGTTTCCGTTTGCGGCCCTTGTTCATAGCACGTCATCCGGTCGATAGGCGCCGACGCGCTTGTTCGCTAATCCCACGCCCATCGATTCATTGACAGCTTCGAGCGTGGTCCAGGGGCCATCGCCGCCCTCCTTGATGCGGATGTTTTGACTTTGCGCCCATCGGCGTACCGCAGCTGCCGAGGACTTGCCCGAAAGCTTCTTAAGCATCTCGGGCAGGATGATGTGTTTGCTTGCGTCGCCTCCTAGCACGTGACCACCGTTCCTTGGATGGCGTTGCCCTGTGACCTCTCAGCCATGGCCGGCCTCCTTTCCGTCTTTATGTCGAATACGCGCCGCCCTGCCTGGCGAAGGAACCGGTAGCGCGAGCGACATCTGCGTGAACTTCCGGCCCCATTCGGCCTCGGCGGTTTCCAGCTCGGCGTGCATGCCAGTGCTACGGCCACAGACACATTCCAAGCTGTGCCGAAGCGTGGGCGCCAGGTGCTGCATGGTTTCGCGGCGCGTGCGGCCGCGGCACTCGATATGTCGCGGCTCGCTATGACACTCCGTGCAAGGCCAGAAACGTCCTGCCGGCTCACGTACGTGTTGCTGAAACATGCTCAGGCCTCCCCCGCACGGACGGCATGAAATCCCCAAACATTCGCCTTGTGTAGCAGACCATCGCGCTCCATTCGGGCGAGCATGCGGCGCGCCTTGACGGGGCCGAGGAGGATCATTTCCACGGGGATACGCAGCGAGGCGCCACCGTACCGAAGCACGGCCAACAGCAGACGTGCGTATTCCAGATCGGCCGCCTTCGTCGTCGCCTGGGGCGATGCGGCTTTCGCAAGCTTTCCTCGGCACGCTTCGCGCAGGCGGACCCCCTGCATGTCCGAGATATAGCCTAGGGTGACAGCCAAGCCGATGGCGCCCGTCAAATAGGCCAAGTGGCTCGGAAAGGCATGCGGATGCTGTGCGGAGTCGCGGGCCAGTGCTTCGGCCTGGCGTAGCACGATGCCCTCTACGTTCGGCTGATCGATCGTGCCCGCACCGGGGCTTTCCACTTGTCGATCGTCGATCATGGCTCAGGCCTCCGTGGGGCGGGCGAGGGCGAAGGTGGTCTCGATGAAAGCCAGCAGACGCCGCACCTCCAACGTGGCCAGGGCCATATCGCTTTCCACCTGCATTTCATAGCTTTCCGGATCGGCCTGGTCGGCGGTGAGGATGTCGAGCGGACGCAGGCGCGTGATGACCAGGTCATGCGACAGCACCAGGCTCAGTCGGTCATCGAACACCAAGCCCACCTGAAAGGCCTGCTTGCCGCCGCGTAGATGCTCTTTGATTTCGTCCGCATCCAACGCCTGCCGGCGGCACCGCACGAGGGCGCCGGTGGCCGTAGCGGGATCGCGCAGTTCGCACTCGTCGCCGAGCCCCAGCAACGCTGGCAGCGTGTCATTGGCCAGCCAGTCGGTCAGCAGCGAGCGCGGCGCCTCCGTGGGAGCCAGCGGCACGGCCGGGAAGGAACCAAACGCCTCGCGTAGCGCCGACAGGGTCAGCTCCGCATAGCGTCGGCTCGGCGTGTCGATGACCAGCCAGCCGTGCTTGGGGTCGATCCAGCCGGCAATGCGCCGGGACGTCACCGGCGCCTGCGGAAGCATCATCTGCACCACATCTTCGTGCAGCTGCTTGCGCTCCTTGCGGCCAACCTTGCGGCCTTCCTCCGTGGCGATGGCCTGCACCTTCCGGATGACCGCATCACGGACCGATGCGGCCGGCAGCACACGTTCGGCCTGCACGAACACAAAGCCGGTGCAGCCGTTGGCGGTGACGGTGAGACGGTCATCGGCCAGGCCATAGGGTGAGCCGAAGCCACGCGTGGTCAGCTCCTGGGGGCCAGGCTGACGCACGCGGTGGCGCGCGAGGTCGGCGACGATGTCGTGGGAAGGCACGGGGCCGAAGCGGAACAGGGACAAGTTACGGGGAAACATCGGGCACCTCAGCGGGGAAGGAAGGGGAGAAGCGTGCAGGCGGCCAGCAGCAGGCCGGCCAAAAAGGCGACGAATAGCTCAGGCTCGCCGTAAGGGCGGGCCGAGCGGCACGCGCCGGGCGCTGGGTGTCGCGTAGACTGCGATTGGGGGCCGAGTGCCGGCCGGATGCGCATCGTGTGCATGGTGTGCTCCTTCGGTGGGTATCAGGCGGTGCGTGGGGAGTGCTCGAACACTCCCCCGGCCCCCGCCACGGGTAAGCCGGGGTGACCGGCGAATCAGTCGTCCGGAGACGTGCGGAAGATCCAGCAGCGGACGGTGGCCGGCCCATTCGTACGAATCGCGCTGCGGACGGCGCGGCTGGATTCGAGGAATTTGTGGCGCTTGCTGGTCGGCAGGTGTTCGCGCAATTCCGCCAACGTCGGCACATCGCGCCAACGCTCGGTGGCCATTTCCAGCCATTCGTGGATGTTGACCGCGATCAGGCTTTTGTCAGCGCTGTGGTTGAGGTAAGGGCGGTCGCCGCGACCGTTCAGTTCGTGGAAGCGCTCCCAGAAGCTGACCACTACCTCATGGTCGGACGTAATGACCCTCTGGCGTTCTTCGGTCATGATGGCGAGCTTCTGCAGGGTCGCCTCGCGGTAAGGGGCGACACCTGGCACGACCAGTTCCAACGCTTCGGCCATGGCCATGAGCTGCGCATGGTTCTTCGCCAGGCGCACACTCTTTACTTTCGGGTTGTCCAGCAACTGGCGCTCGTACACGGGCATGCGCTCGATGAAGCACGCCATGACCTTCGCCTCGGCGCGCGCGGCGGCGATGACGAAATAGCTCAGCTCATCGGCCGTCATGGCGTTCAAGAGGTCCGCCTTGCGCTTGCCCTCGTCGGAGTGACCCTCGCGGGTCATGTAGACGTGGCAGATGCGTTGCATCACGGCGTCATCGGCTTTCACGGGACGGTTTTGTTCGATCACGATGGCGGCGCGGAATGGCGGCTCGTAGGTGTCGTTGCCCACGCTCTTGACGCCGGTCGTGCGGGTGCTGCGGCCGTTGAATAGCGATTTCAGTTCGTCGAAATCGAACTTGACGGTCTTGGTGGACGTCTCGCCGCGGTCGCCTTCCATCAACACCACCGGCAGGTTCGCGACCTGCACGAAGGTGCGCGCACGGCCGGCCGGTGTGGCCTTGGCCGGATCGAAGCCTTCGTAGGTCGGACGCCCGAGCAGGCGGTTGAGGAACATCACCAGGGAGGTTTTGCCCGAGCCGCCTTCACCGACCATCTCGAAGAACGGAAAGCTTTCCTGCACGGCACGCACCTGTTCGGCGAACAGCGACGCGAACCAGAACGTCAGCGCGACCATGCCCTTGGGGCCGTAGACCTCGAACAGCAGCCTTGGCCAGATTTGATTGAAACGGTTGGCATCGGTGTTGATGCGGTGATGCACGGAACTGGTGGTCTTGATGTTCGAGCGCTTGTCCAGCTCGAAGTAGTCCTCATCGTTGATGTCGATCACGCGACCGTCCTTGATCGCGACCTCGCCGAAGACGTACGCGCCGTGTTCCTTGGAGTAGCCGATGAAGTCGATGGTCTCCACGTGCTTGAGGCGTGATAGCCGCTCACCGTAGGTGCGGGTCAGCTGTTCTTTGGTGCCCATCCACGAGGCGCCGGACATGATCGACAGCAGGCGCACGTCGAACTGCGAGGCGGTGGCGACGTGTTCCGGTTTGAACGCCGCCTTCACGGTCTTCTGCGAGGGCGCAGTGACGCGGAAGAAATACTGCGATTCCTCGGTGACGGCGTTGCGCTGGAAGTACAGCGGCACGGGATGGCAGGGGGCGAGCAGGTCGATCGCGCCGGCCTGTTGCAAGGCCTTATCGCGGCGCTCCTCCTCGTCCAGCTCGTCGGCCTTTTCCTCCAGCGCTTGCATGGCCTTGTCGTAGCGCGCTTCGTTGAGCGCGTACCAATACAGCTTGTCGCTGAAATCCAGCGGGAAGCTCTTGTAGCCCTTGCGCTTGTAGATCAGGCGCGCCTTCTCCGCGACGGAGCCGGCGATCACCAGGGCGCCCTCGTGGCGATACTCGTCCAGGTGCGTGGCCGTCAGCCGATCGCGCTGGTAGGCCTCGTTCCAGTCGATCTTGCGATCTTCGAAGTGCTGGGGAATGACCGCGGCGCCGGCCATCCAGGCTTCCTGGCGGGCACGCTCCACCCAGCGCTGGGTGTATTCCAAGCCGGCGGCGTCGCCGTCGAGCGCCCACACCAACCGGGGACGCCGCGCACCCTCGGGGAACAGCTCCGCGAGCGTGTAGTTCGGGAAATTGTTGGTGGACATCGCCGAGATGGCCGGGATGCCGGCGAGACACAGCGCGATGGCGTCGAAGATGCCTTCAACGATCCACAACTCCTTGATGTCGGTCAGGTCGATCAGCGTAGTCGGCGGTACCCAGGCGCGACCCCGGTAGGACTTGCCCGGCTGGAAGCGCGCCTTCTTCTTGCCGAAGCGAGAGGGTTGATCGATCAGGCGTTCCCAATACGCGCCGCCGGGCAGGGCGAAGCGCACGGTGGCGGTGCTGATATTGAGGTCGCGGTCGTGGAACCATTCCTGCGTGTAGGCACCCTTGAGCTTCTCGATGGCGAAGCCCCGCGCATGGATCAGGTACGCGTCGGCAGCGGCCAGGGGGGCCTCTTTGGTGCTGGGATAGCGATCCGACCAGGACTGGAACAGATCCTCGTAGAGGTCTTTGGCATAGCCTTCCCAGCGGCATTTGTTGATGCGTCCGCAGCGCACCACCCACGGCGCCGGGGCATGGGCATACAGCTCCTTCTTGCCACATTGTGGGCAGGTGCCATCCTGTAGCCAACGGCCGTCGGTGGTCTCTTTGAGGCCGAAATCCAGCTGCAGCTGTCGGCGGATATCGGCGAGCAGGTCGTAGTTCACGGCCGCGCCTCCGCGGCATGGCTGGGGATCGGACGCCACAGCGTGCCGGCCGGGCCGCACGCGGCGTCCTGACGGCGCATGACATCGCACGCGGTGCCCAGGTACTCGGTCCCGCCGTCAGCATGGTCGAGCGAGCGTTCCTCACCGCGGCTCGTGATCACCGGCGCGCAGTGCGGCGGAAGCGTGCACAGGTGCACCTTGCCGGCGAACCGCTGATGAAAGAGACAGGTGACGCAGTGGATGAGGTCCGCGCTCAGGCGCGGCGACCGGGGAAGATTCATGAGGCAAGCCGTGTCCGTGCCGGCAGCCCGGGGGCTGCCAGTCGTGTGATCGAGAGGGAGGGGTGAAGCGCCGCTTAGAAGTCGGCGCGGCGTCCGCAACGCGCGGTGGCGAGGTCGCCGTCCTGCGTGGTGGCGCGATGCTCATCGGCGAGGGTGAGCAGTTCGCTGGCGGTGAAGGCGACCAGCCGGCCGGTGCGCGGGTTGGTGATGTACACCACCGCACTTGTGCTGTGTTGGACGTCGACGTAGGCGGGCACACGGCGCGCCTGATGGGCCGCCAAGGCGTGCATCGCATCGTTCGTGGCGGTGCGCTGGCTGACGTCAAAGCGAGCCATCACTTCGGCCGCGCAGCGAGTGACGAGCTGCTGCTCGTCTAGATATTGCGCGGCCTGCTGTTCCATGAAGGCCGACGCCACCCGGAAGCGTGCCTCGGCGGTGTTGTGGTGATCGGTGTTGATGGTGAGCACGGGAATTCCTGGGGTTAGTGGAGCGCAGGCAGTACGGGGGTGTGATCCGGGGGAGCCGGTGGCGCCACCGAGATGGATGGTGCGGTGACCTCGGCGGTGCACGGCATGACGATGTCGTTGGCTCGCCGTTCCACCATCGGTGGTGACACGTCGTCCGAAGGAGGTAGGCGCGGGATCAGGGTGCGCACGATGCCCAGATGGCCGACGAAGCGGCACAGGCAGTTCTCATTGACGCAGTCGAAGTAAATCTCGCGCACGTTGTCGCTCAGCAGACGGGAGGTGAGGGTGCGCACCCGCCCGCCGCATTCGGGGCAGGGCATGGAATTTCTGTTCGAGGTCATCGTTCAACCCTCGTACACCGGCGCTACGCATCCTTCCTCGCGCTGAGCCTCCCGCGATAACAGATAGCTAGGCAGTCCGTGCTGGAACACCGCCAGCACGATGGACGCCACGCTGCACTGGTCCGCTCGTGAAAGAGCGACACATGTGGTGAATTGGTCGGGAGGCAAGCCCACGCTGACCCGCGGCCGCTTTTCCTGGCTGCGAGGCGCATAGGTCGTGGGCTTGGGGCCAGCAAGGGAGTTAGCTATGCGCATGAGTTACGATCACGAAGTTGAGCACTTCGAAGATGCTATTTCACACAGAGTGAAATTTCAACGGGTATTTCGCTCAAATTTCATAAGGGGTGAAATTGGAGTGGCCCGATTGAAGACCGACCAGATTATTCAGCGGTTAGGCGAAGTCCTGGGGACGCCCACCAATATGGCGCTTGCCGAGCGCCTGGGGGTGGGGCCCAGCGCCATCAGCAACTGGATCAAGCGCAACACCCCGCCGGTCCAGATCATGAGCGAGATTGCCGAGCAAGAGGGGCTGTCGATGGATTGGCTGCTTTTCGATGCCGGTAGCGCACGGCGTGATGCCGTCGTTCCCAAGGCCACCACCACGCAGGGCAAGCGTCTGGTCGAGTTCATCCTCGCCTGGGAGCAAAGCAAGCCCGCCGAAGAATTGGTGTGGCTGGAACAGCAGATGAAGCGCGCCGTTCCCGAATACGCCGAGTGGTTGTCGAATCATCCCTCGGCATAACATCGAATACGTGGCACGTCTGGCGGGCCCAGGACGACCATACGCTGGAGCATGATCTAGCGATGACCATGACAATTCGTTCGCTTCCAATAGAGGCCCTTGGCGTGCTCCGTCGGGAGCTATATGCCTTGATGGCTAAGCGTCATGAAAATGCATGCACGGAGCATCGCCTCATTGGCGATCAATTGGCCAGGTAACTCGATGGCGCCGCTACTTGGTAGCTTTTATTTTTATCTAACGTAACTATTATTAAAATAATGCTTCCGCTTTGCACAATGCGGAGGTCAAACAGATGCGAATGCCAGAGAAAGTCGCTATTAACCGCTGCCCTGACATCGAAGGAAAAACCATTGAGAAAGCCTGTGTCGTGGAAAAAGCAATGACCCATGACCAGGAGGTCTTCATCCAATTCACGGATGGAACTACCTGCAATATCGGTGTGTATCGGCCGGGTGACGCGCCGACGCGTTTCTACATCGACGTCACTTTGTAGCGTGCTTGGCAACTTGTGGTGGTGCGATGTGCCTAACTTACCGCACTCCTTTTGGCCTGCTCACACCGGTTTCTCGTCGCTTTCATTCGCTGCAGCGGTTTCGCTAGCGGTCGCCCGGCTTTCCAACTCCACGCTGGTGGTGTAGCCATTATTCGGCGTGAGGCTGTGCGTCGCCTTGACGACGATCCAGTCGATGGCATCCACCTCCGGTTTCCATCCGCGCGTGCGCGCTGGCATTTCGGGGTAGAGGTCCGGACGTCCAATAGCAATGTCCAGGGAGAAGGTGGACGCGCCGCGGCGTACGCGGGCCAGCTCGGCCTCGGCGGCGCGCTCGGCGTCCTCCTGGCTGGCGAAATCGCCGCGTAAAAACTTCACATGTCCAGCGGTGCCAGCCAGCACCGTGCGACCGCGCCCGGCGCCCACGTCGTGCCAGCGCGCGCGGATCCCGGTGTAGGCGTCCCGGTCGGCTTCGTGGAAGCGATGCAGATCACCATCCGCACGCTGCAAGACCAGTTGTTCGAGCGGCTTTCCACTGGCCGTCTGGGCGGCGCCGACCGGCATGAACAGCAGATTGCCCGCCTTCACCGTCGCCACCGCATCCCACATCTTGCCCAGGCGGCGCAGCAGCGCGACGTCGGATTCCGTCTGCGCCAGGTGCTGCACCGGCAGGTGGTCCAGGCTCTCCGCCACGCGCGGCGTGAGCTGATGTTCGCCCGCGATGACGCGCACCACGTGCCCGACGGTGGTCTGATTCCAACTGCGCTCCTTGCGTGATCGCAGTTCGCGCGTCAGCTTGGCGCTGCGCGCCACGATGCTCACCGTGTCGGGCGTGCCGCTGTGTTCGATCTCGTCGACGTGGTAGGTGCCTTGCAGCGATATGCCGAGCCCTTCAAAGCCCAGCATCACCCGCATCTCCACACCGCGGCGCGGCAGGGCGATCTGCCCCTGGCTGTCGTCCAGATTCAAACTTACGGTGTCCGCGTGATCCTGGCGATGGGACTCCACGGTCAGCTGGATCAGGTGCGGCATGATCCGCGCGGTGCGGTCCTTGCCGTCAATGGTGATCTGGCAGGTGGGGCGCAGCAGCGGATTGGTCGGCTGGACGATCATGCGGTGGCTCGAGTGCGCTCCTGCGCCTCGGGCGAGGGACCGCCGGCCAGGTCGTCGCTGGCCTCATCGGCGGGCTCGTCGTCGCTGCGGCACAGCGTGAGCGAGAAGGTCACCTTCCGCGGCGTACCATCGCTGTGGATCGCGCTCTGCGTGGTTTGCAGGCTGTCGATGAAGTAGACGCCGTAGATATGGCCGGCGCCATCGACCAGGACGTAGGCACGTCCCTCGCTGCCCATCGTTTCCAGCTGCGTGATCGAGGCGAGCGTGCCCGAAACCTCCGGCGCCACGACACCCGACAGCGTGAGCATTTCGGTGCCGGGACTCACGATCTGATAGGCGTCGCGCTTGCCCAGCCGCGCATTGGCGGCGTGCTTGAACTGCATCTGGCGTTGCAGCTCTTCGTAGGCCACGGTGCGCATGCCGAACACGAACGGCCCGAAGGCCATCAAGACCATCCCATCCATCCTCAATCCTCGTCGCTAAAGGCGGAGCGTGCGCGCACCTGCTTGCTGCGTTCGTGGCGGGCCATGGCATCCGCGACCTGGCGGCGCACCGCGTCCGGATCGTTACCGCGGGCATCCACATGCATCGTGACTTGGTCGCCCTGCATGACCATGGTCTTCGGTGAGCGCACGCCCATCGGCGGGGCGGAGCTGACCAGGCTGGCTCCCTGGCCCGTCGCCTCGCCGCCGGCCAGGGGCGTGCGAGCGATGGCGTCGGCGATCTTGCGGGCCTTGTCCTGGTCATCGCCGGTGATCCAGTCGATAGGCGTGGTGCCCGGTGGCGCCACCGGGTTGCTCTGCCCCAGATGACGAATGCGATCGATCAGCTCGCGTACGGCGCCGAGCTTCTCGGCGATCCAGTCGAGCGTCTTGCGCGCGGCGTTCTCCACGCTCTGCCACATCTCGGCGAACCAAGCCTTGACCGGCTCCCAATGCACCACCACCCAGCCCGCCGCCGTGCCGATGGCTTCGCCGAGCGCCACGAACATCTGCACGCCGAAGGTGACGGTCTGTACCACGCCGCGGATCGCGGCGCCGACCAGCTGCCCGAACGCCACGCCGGCCGCCCGGGCGCCGGCCATCTGCTCCTGGGTGGCCTGCATGGGTTCCAACAGCTGCGAGATCCAGCGCCACACGCTGACCAGGCACCCGACGATCACGTCGAAGGCCGGCTTGAGCGGCGCGAGCGCACGACCGATCTCGTCGAACACCGGCCCCACCGCCTGGCCGATGCCTTCCCATACGCCAGCGAACCAGGCGGAGATCGGCTGCCAGTAGCGACGCACGGCGAGCGCCGCGACGATGACTGCCGCGATCAGCGCGGCGACCGGCAGGCTCACGCCGGTGATCGCCAGCATCGCCGCACGAGCGCCAGTAGCGAGGGTGGGGAATAGGCGGCTGAGCATCGGCAGGCGTGACAGCAGCCCGCCTTCCCCTCCGAGCGCACCCAGACGCAGGCCGCCCAGGCGCATCGCGTAGCGCAGCAATGCGAACTGACCGAGCAGGCCGCCCAGCGCCACCATCAGACTGCCCACCGTGGCTAGCAGTACGCCTGCGCTGCCTGCGACCACCCCCATGCCCTTGGCCAGCATCGGATGGCGCTGCGACCAGGTGTTCACGGCGCGCAGCACACCCACCAGCTTGCTTAAGGACGCGACGTAGAGCGGCAGCAACTGCTCGCCCAGCTCGCGATAGAGGTCCGATTTGCGAGCCAGCAGTTCCGCTTCCTGGCCGGCGGCGTTCTGGCCGGCCAGGTTGTACAGCGCGTCCACGCCGTAGGCCTTCGGTGCCGCGGCCAGGTGCTTGGCGATGTTGGCGCGCTCCATGAACAGCGACGCGAACAGGTCGCCGCCCTTGCGGCCCGAGAACAGCGCGTTGATCTTGCTCACCACCTGCTGGTCGGAGAGCTGGCCGTCCGGGTTGAGCTTCGGGATGACGCGCGTCATCAGGTACTCGAACGGGTTGCTCCGATAGAGGTCGCCCTCTTTCAGTGCATCGGGCAGCAGTTTCTTGAGGTGGCCCGTCTTCTCATGGACTTCGATGGCGCCGGGTTTGAGCAGGCCCAGCTGGAACAGCTCATCGGCGGACTGCCGGGTGGATCGGCCGGCCGCCCAGTTCTGGTAGGCCGTCGCAAGACCTGTACCGGCGCGGTGACCACCCATTTCCTGCACGGTATGCAGCAGCCCAAAGAAGAACGACTGATCGTCCAACTGCTTGGCGGCCACGCCGCCGGTCTTGATCATGTTGAGCAGGTCTTCGGACTTCACCAGGCCGCCCGAGGCGACGTAAGCCTGCGTGGCGAAGTCCAGCACGCGCTTCAGGCTTTCCGGGCTCTTGGCGGCGCCGCGCAATTCGGCCACCTTGAGCAGGTCCATGAACATCGTCTCGGCGGTCTCGCCGTGCCCCTCGCCATGCCCGCCCTGGGCCATCACGGTCTCGATGCCGAACTTCATCCGCGCGAGGTAGGGCGTGACCGCCTCCGCTTCGTGCATGTCGCGCAGGACGCTGTAGGACTCTTTCAGGAGCTTCAACGTCTCGGTCGCGCTCGTGCCCATGATGTCCTGCGCCCGCGCGAACTTCACCGCATCGGTGACCAAGGCATCCCCGACACCCATGGCGCGTAGTTGTGCGACCTGCGCCGTCCAGGCCTTCGCCTCGGTCACCGTGGGGCTGATCGCGTCCAGCAGGTGCTTGCCCGTCTCCCGGGTGGCGTAGCCGCCGACGGTCAGGTGCGCGGCCGTCGCCGAGTTGCGCTCGAAGCTCTGCCGCGCCGCAGCCATCTTCTGTTGCTGCTGGGTGAGCGCGCCGAGTTTCTTCTGCTGTTCGCCCAGCTGCGCGTTCGCCGCGGCGATGTCGTCGCGCAGGCGCCGCTCATGGCCGGCCAGGTGGCGCGTGTGGATGCCGGCGGCGCCCAGGCCTTCGCGTAGGGATTGCAGTCGGCGGACGTTGGCCTGGTACTGCCCGCCCAGCGCGTCGGCCTGGCGCTTTGCCGCGGCGAATTCCCGGGTCTGCTGCCGGGTCGGGTTCGTGGTGCTGGCGAGGGCGCGCCCCAGCTCGGTAGCGCGTTGGCGTGCCGCCGCTAGCTGGGTACCCAGGGCCTGGGTGCCGGCCTTGAGCTGGCGGAAACCCTTCAAATCGTCCTGCGCCTTCTGCAGGTCCTTCAGGCGCTGGCGGGTCTCGCGCAGCGCCTTGGACGTGGCGGCGGAACTGCCGGCGATGCCGCGCAAGGGCGCGGTCACCTTGTCGATCATGTTCAACAGGACACTGAGTTTGAGATCCACGCTAGTCCTCGCCGCCGTTCCGCAATCGGGCGCGTTCGCGCCACTGCACCAATTCGCTCACGTCCATGCCATCCATCGTCGGCGGTGGCCAATGGAACACCACCGCGATGTCGGCCATGGCGTCTTCGACGGTTACGGGAAGCCCTCCCGCTTGGCCTTCGTCAACAAAAAAGAGGCCAGCTCCGAGCCGAATTGCGTGATGTCGGCGGGATCGAGCTGGCCGACCTCGTGCTTGGTGAGGGTCGGCACGGTGATGCGCGGCAGGACGATTTCCAGCGCGGCGATGTCCATGTGCAGCAGGTTCACCAACTGGGTGCCGCGCAGCTCGCCGGCCTTCGGCTTGCGCAGGCGCACTTCGGTGAGGGTCTGGTCGCCGCGGCGGATCGGCTCGTCCAGCGTGATGACGGGCATGGTGGTGTCGTTCATGGGAAATTTCCTGGGTGAAGTTGGGGAGAGGGTTACCAGTGGCCCATGGCGGCGCGCTGCGCGGCCATGCGATCCACGCCGTTGACGACGAGCTTGTTGGCCAGCATGTCGATCTCGATCACCGGCACACCGTCGATGCTGAGGCGGTAGTAGGCGCACGACACGGAGAACTTGTGCTCGGTGTCGGCCTGCGTCTTGGCGTCGCCCGGATCGAACTCCTTGTAGCGGCCGCGTACCGCCACTTCGACGGCGTTGTAGCCGCTGCTGCTGTCGGACTGGTACGCCCCGGCGAAGCGCAACTGCACCGCATCCACCGCGGTGGCGCCGTACTGTTCGAGGGCGCTGCGCAGGATGCCGCCTGCGGTAAAGGCCAGCTCGATCTTTTCCTGTCCGAGATCGATGTCGACGGGGCCAGCCATGCCGCCGGCGATGTAGTCCTCCATCTTGCGGGTCAGCTTGGGTAGCGTGACGCTCGGTACCAGGCCCAGCCAGGATTCGCCGTTCTGGAAGAGGTCGAAGTTTTTCAGTTTGCTCGGGAGCTTCATGGTTCCGTTCCTTGCGGCGATCAGGCGTTGTTGGTGGAGGTGATCGCCGCCTTGAGATCGGCGATGTAGACGTCGGTGAAGGTCTGACGCAGCGTGAGGTCTTCCAGCGGCGGCACCGGCGTGTAGTCGTAGTTGAGCGCGAGCTTGCCTGCCTGCATGTCAGCGGTCTCGTTCAACGACGGATCGAACCAGCAGCGGCCACCGAGCAGGGCGCCCTCGCGGGTGAGCGCGCGCAGCTTGGCGTTGATCGCATCGATCAGGTCGCGGACCAGGCTCGCGTGCATGGCCTTGTCGCTGTACTCGAACACGCCCTCGCCGATGGTGTCGGCCACCACCTGGGCGGTGCGCGTGTAGGACTCGAACACGTACGTGCTGGTGTCGCAGGTGCGCGAGCCCCAAAAGCGAAAGCCGTTGCGCTTGACCAGGGTCGTGATGCCCGCTTCGTTGAGCAGGTCGGCGTCGGTGCCCTCGGTGAGGTAGTCGAAGTAGACGTCGGCGCTGATGCCCATCACGCCGTCCACGGGGATATTGGAGAGCACGCGGTGCCAGCCGGCGACCTGGTCGGTCTTCGCGCGCAGGCCGAGCGCCATGGCCACCGTCAGTGCCTTGGCTCCGCGGTTGGCCATCGTGTCCCAGGTGGTGAAGTCCGGCCACAGCAGCATCAGCTCGCGCGCGCCGAAGCCTTCGCGGTAGGTCTTGGCGTCGGCCAGAGTGGCGCAGTCGTCGCAGGTGGCGTAGGCGAAGGCCTTCAAGCGCTTGGCGACCGTGACCAGCGCGTCGGCGACCGGCTTGGTGTCCAGGCCCGGCGCGCCGAGGATGCGCGGCCGCACACCCGTGCGCGCTTCCGCAGTGAGCAACGCCTGCAGGCCGGTATAGCGCCCTTCCGCGTTGACGGTGCCCACCGCGTTGGAGGTGGTCGCCGCCGGGTCCACGCCTTCGGCGACACGCACGACCACGACCGGACAGGTCACGATGTCGGCGATGGCTTGGAGCGCCCGGGCGAGGGTGCCCTTGGTGCCGGCCTTGGCGAGGCCGGCCTTGGGCTGGGTGAGCAGGACCGGCGTGTCCAGCGGGAAGGCGGCCGCATCGGCATCCGAGGCGGTGGCCACGAAGCCGATGGTGGCAGTAGAGACGGTTTTGAGCGCGTACGGGGCATCGCTGGCTTCCTGGATGCGCGCGCCGTGGTGGTAGGCGGTGGACATGGTTTAGACCTCGGGAGTGGCGGGGATGGCGTCGGTCAGCGCCGGTGCGTCCGGCCAGACCACGGTGTGCGGAAAGTTCGGCTGCTGCGGCACATCGCGCAGCGCCTGGGCATAGGCCGCCAGCGCCGACGCCTCGGCGTCGGTCAGCGTGGTCGGCTGGGCGTAGGTGGTTTGCAGCACGTGGCGCTGCAGGGCATCGGTGATCGGGGCGAGCAAGGCATCGCGCTGCGCGCGCAGGCGTGCGGCGATCTGCTCGATGGTGGGTGGCGGCGGATCCGCGAGCGTGGGCGCGCCATCGCGGACGACGATCCGTTTGCCGCGGCTCTGGCCCTCCAGCAGCGCGTGATAGGTGTCCTCGCTCAAGACGACCAAGTCACCAGCCGGCGGCAGCGTGCAGTGCGGATTAGCCTGCTCGACCCGCGGAGGGGCGGCGAGCGTGTCATCGCCGCCCGGCGTCCAGTCCGGATCGCGGACTGGGATCGTGCGCGGTCCATGCACGGCATCGCAGTAGAAGCCGCCGTGCGCGATGTCGTAGAAGTAGGCCATTCAGTACCCCATGGCGAAGTAAGTCAGCCCGCACCAACGGTTGGCGTTCGCACCGCCAGGGAACTGGATGAAGGTGGTGAAGTGCGTGCGGTCCCAGCCGGTGAGCTGGGCGCTGTCGTCGTACTGCGACCAGCCCGCGCCACCGACGTTGGTCAGGTAGTCGCTGACCTGCACGGAGAGGCAGCCATTGGGGAACGCGATGGGGAAGCTGAGCGCCGGGCCCGTGCCTTCGTTCCACGGCGCGTCGGAGAGATACATCCCCCACTGCACCATGAAGCCGTTGGGGAACTTCATCCAGCCGTTGCCCTGGGCGGCGAACGAGATTTGCCCGCTGTGCCACACGGGATTGCCCACCACGCGCAGGTCTTCCACCCAGGTGGTGCCATCGAGGGCGGCGTCGCGGATGCGGTCGTGCAGCACCCGCCGCGCCGGACCCATCGTCCAGCCGCCCCACTTGAGCACGTTGTCGGTATCCAGTCCCAGGAAGCCACCGGCGATGCCGTCGCGCAGGAAGGCCATCAATGCCGAGGCAGAGGCATTGCCGCCGTTGCCGACGAGCAGAGGCGGCGAGCCTTCCAGGCCCGTTCCCGCAATACCGTCCATCGACGGCATGAGGCCGTTGGTCAGCCGCGTGCCAACGGACGTGTTGCTCGCGCCGGCGCGCAGCAAGGCATAGGCGGTGCCGCCGTTCAAGGCGAGGGTGCCGTCGTTCTTCAAGGTGGCGTACGCGCCGCCGGTCGCGCCGATCTGCACCGCGCCACCGGCGGCCACGACGGAACCCTGAAACACGGGACTCTGCGTCGGCGCCTTGGCGTCGAGCACGGTCTGCAGGTTCGTTACATCGCCGATGGCGTGCGTGTGCGCCGACGGCGCAAAGGTGGTGGGCTTGGCGGTGACCTCGCTCCACGCCGGCCAGCGCTGGGTCTGCATGGGCGGGTTGTTGATGTCCGACCAGGTGTGTGAGTGCGGCGCCGGGGTGAAAGTGTCGGGTTTGGCCGTCACTTCCGACCAGGCGGGCCAGCGGCTCGCTTGCACGGGCGGATTGGTAATGTCCGACCACGGATGCGCGTGCGCGCTTGGCGTGAACGTCGTGGGCTTGTCCGTGAGGTTGGCCCAGGCGCGGTAGTAGTCGCCGTGCTGACCGTCGAGCGTATCGGCATCCAGGCCATTGCCCGGGCCGTCGTCTTTCAGGGCGGCGCTCTTGAGGCCCAGCTCCAGCCGGAAGGCGGCGGCCGTAGCCAGTCCCAGCAGCTTCTTGACGAACGCGGTCGGCGCGCCGGTGCCCAGGCGGGCATTGAGCGAGGCGAGCAACGATTTCGGCGTGACGGCGCGCTGCGTATCGGTGCCAGTGGTGGCGTCGTCGTCGCCGGCCAGTTTCACGACGCCCAGCGTATCGAGCGTGGCCGCGGGATTATTGAACGTGGTATCGCCGAAGGTGATCCGCGTGGCGTCCGCCTCGGTGAACTGCACGTCGGTGGCCAGCAACATGGTGGACTGCGCGGATTTCTCCACGATCACGTTGGCCTGGCCGTAGGAGCCGAACAGCGTGCCGTCGTCCAGGTACCAGCCAAAGCCGCGCACCGTGTACACGTCCGTGCCCGCATCCGTCACGGTGACGTGGACCGTGTCCTTCGCGGTCGCGCCGCCGGCCACGGTGGTCAGCCGCTTGATCTCGTTCGGCAGCGGTTGGCCGGGTGCGAAGGCGGTGGCAGTCACTCCCACGCGGGCAATGCGTACGGCCTGGGTGCCATCGGCTTGGGCGCTGACCAGCGCGGCGCGTCCGGCCGGCGTGATCGTGAGGGTGAGGGCCATCTCAGGCGGCTCCGGTGAATTGCAGATGCGCATAGGCGACGGGCCGGGCCGCGGCGATTACGCCGAGGCGACCGCGAGCCTGCAAGCCCTGGGTGAAGGTGAAGTGCGATCGGGCCGGCTTGGTGCGGCGAATTTCGGCGATGACGTCGTCCACGTAGGCGGCGCTGGCTTCGGCGCCGTCATTGCCGGTCAGCGTCAGCACCACGTCGAAGGTGTGGGGCACGCCCTTGGGCTCGGTCTGCCACCACTCCCGGATGCTGATCGCGCCGCCGAAGGCGGCGGCCACATCGCGCACCGACTGCGACGTACCTTTGCGGCGCGCGATGTCGATGGCCTGGCGCACGCGGTTGCGCTTGACCGTGTCGGACCAATAGCTCTTCCAGCTATCGAGGCTCAGCGACCAGGCCAGCCACGGCAGCAGCTCGCCGCTGATGGTGTCGGCGTTCCAGAGCGTGCGCAGCGGCACCGGCACGTCCAGGGCGTTGAGCGTGACGTGTTCGAGGGTGCGCTCCAGCGGTGTGCTGTTGGGTGGCAGGAGGCTATCCACCGATGCCCCCATAGGCCAGTTCCACGCCAGTGCAGTGCGCAGCCTGGGTCGGGCCGATCACCAGCGTGGCGCGCGGTTCTTCCAGCTCCACGTTCTGGATGCCGGCCACCTGCAAGGCGGCGTAGAGCCCGGAGAGCGTGATATCCCGATCCAGGCGTTTGGCCTCGGCGAGGTAGGTATCGAGGCTTGCGCGCGACGCGGCGCGGACGATATCGGCATCGGGGCCGGCGTAGGTCCACAGGGTGGCGCGCACCTGGAAAGGCACGATGTCGGCGGACTGCACGGTGACGAAGTCGGTCAGGGGGCGCACGTTGTCGGCGCTCACGTTGTCGGCCACGGCGGCGAGCAGAGCGGGATCGGCCTGGCCATCGCCCTGACGCGACAGGACCGACACGATCACCTCGCCGGGCCAGCGCGCGGTGGCCAGGGCCGTCTGCATGTCGGCGATTAGGGCTGGCGTCGCGTCGTGGCGGGCCAGAACGTCGGCCACCACCGCGCGGATGTCATCCGGCTGCGGGCTGATTGCGCTGGCATCGAGCACGTCGCCCGAGGCACTGCGGGCGTGAAAGACGTAGGCCGCTTCCGGCCCGGCCACCGAGAACGAGGCCGGCGCCAAGGTGATGCGCTCGCGCAGGGCGTCGTCGGATTCCATGACGGCGGGAATGGCCAGCTCCGGCCTCGCGGGACTCAGCGTGAGGCGTTCGACGCCGTACCAGGCGCCGATGTGGTCGAGGTCCGCACCCTGGGCCGTCGCCAGGAAATTGGCCCGCGCCGCATCGTTAACGCGCTGACGCAGACCCATGGCCACGTAGGCGACGGTCTGCAGGATCTTCGCGACCGGCTCCGACTCAAGGCTCAAGTCGATATCCGGCAGGGAGGCGTCGCGCTTCCGCTGTTGCCGCCACAACGCCGCAAACTGCTCTTTGGCCTTCGCCAGGATCGTTTCGTAGTGAAGCGGTTCGACCACGTCCGGCGGCGGCAGGCGGTCGAGCTGGATGGCGCTGGTCATGCGGCGGCGCCTCGGTTCAAAGGGACGCTCAGCGCCACGGCGGCGCCGGTCGTGGCGAGTCGGCCGCCGATGTCGAGGGCGAACTTCCCCTGCAAGCCGTCGATGGCCGTCAGCGCAACGCGCTGCACGGTGAGCCGCTTCTCCCAGCGCATGAGCGCGGTGGCGGTGGCGGCGAACAGGCGCACGCGGGAGGAAGCGTTGGCCGGCGCGTCGAGCAGGTCGAAGATGCGACTACCGTAGGTGCGTCGCGCGAGGCGGCTACCCAGCGGCGTGGTCAGGATGTCGGCGACGGATTGGGCGATGTGATCGATTTCCGGCAGCGCGGCGCCGGTGATGCGTGACATGCCGGTCATGGCTGCGGCTTGCCGGTGCGGCCAGGGCCGGGCTGCACCTGGTCGTGCGGGTGCTGACGCAGGCTGATGTCGCCCGCCTTGATGTCGGCATCGCTGGTGATGTCCTGCGACGCGTATAGCGTCTGGTCGAACGTGGCCGCCTGTGTCACGTGGAGGGCGCCATCGACGTCGACGTCGCCGACCAGGCGGAAGCCGTCGGGCGCGGTGAGTTCTACGCGGCCGCCGGCGGGGAGCGTTCCCTTGAGCAGGTGAGCCACGTGATCATAGAGCAGCACCGCGCCGTCACCGAAGGCTAGCAGCACGTTGTCGGCGGTGCCTTCGGCGGGCTTGGTGTATCGGTCATAGAAGATGCCCGTCAGTGCAATCGCGGCGCCCAGGTTGCCGCCAGGCGACAGCACAATAACCTGCTCGCCGGGAGAGGGCGGCGACCAAGTGCGCGTGGCGCCGGCTCGCGGCGTGATCCAGGGAATGGGCCTGGTGGTGAGATCTCCGACCGCGACCGTCACGCGTGCATGGCTCACATCCACCGAGCGGATGGTGCCGTAGCGAATAAAGTTGACGAGGGCGTCTTCGTGCATGTAGTGCATGCTGCGGAAGGCCGTCTTGCTGTGCACCCAGAAGCCGTTCTGTCGAGAGCAGTTCAGAACGGGTGGCGGATTCCGCCCGGCATTCACGCAGGCACTTGACCTCGTGCTCGGGCTGAGCGCTCGATGGCTCGGTACTCTACGACCTTGTCAGGGGTATATTCTGAGAGGGCACGCTTTCGACCCGAGACGGACATTCCATCACGTTAAGGACTAACGGATGTCGATCATCAAAGAACGCCTGAAGATCTCAGCTCTAGATGAACTGGGTGCTCTCACTATCTTCGGAGCCATGAGTTTACCGATGGGTGTTGCCGAACAGGGTGCACAAATCAATCGGTAGCAAGTACCAACAACACGGATGAGCTAAAAACATGAGATTTCATCCCGATGGTCCTTCCTTGCCAGACGTTCTTCTGGAGCGCTGTGATGCTGGTCGCGTTGTATTTCTATGCGGAGCTGGAGTTTCGTTCCCATCTGGGATGCCGACTTTTCTCGGCCTTGCTAGGTACGTCATAGAGTTCTTTGGTCCGTCAGCCGACTCGGAAATCATGGCTGCATTTCAGCCATGGCTCGACGGTCAATCTGCAGCGAATGTCCCCCTCGATCAAATCTTCAATCTCCTTCACCTTGAATACGGCAAGGATGAAGTTAACGCATTGGTCACGGAGCGGCTGAGTACCCCTCTAGAAGGCAAAGATCTTGGGCGCGAGCATCGTCTAATTAAGCGGATATCTTCGAGCTCGGCCGGTATGCCGCAGATTGTCACGACGAACTTCGACAAATTGTTTGAGATCGGGGGTGGCAGCGGGCATTTGGCCTTGCACGTTCCCCCAGCTTTTCCTGATCTGAACTTCGGTTCAAAGATCGAGGGAATCACATATCTCCACGGGAGACTGGTGGGGCCGGCTTCCGAAAGTCATCCCTACGTGTTGAGCAGCGCAGACTTTGGACGTGCGTACCTCTCTGAGGGATGGGCCACCAACTTCATCAAACACCTTCTTGAACGATATACCGTCGTTTTGGTCGGCTATCAGGCCGAAGACCCACCAATCAAGTATCTTCTTCAGGGCCTTAACCATGACGGTCAGTATGACAAATCTAGGCTCTATGCCTTTGATCGCGGTCTTCCCGAGGAGATTGAAGCCAAGTGGCGTGACCGTGGTGCTACCGCTATAGCCTATTCCGATCATTCGGATCTCTGGAAAAGCATGGAGGCTTGGGCAGATCGCGCTGACGATCCCCGGGGGTGGCGTGCTCGCATAATCGATAAGAGCAAGCAGAATCCGAAGGATCTCGCTCCCTATGAGCGTGGTCAGGTTGCTCATGTCCTTCGCTCAGTGCAGGGGGCGAGACTATTCTCGGAGGCTAATCCGACACCTCATCCAGAATGGGTTTGCGTAATGGATGCGAATGTCCGGTCGGGCAAGGAGAGTCGCAGCTATGGTAATGATGCAGAGGTCTTCGACCCCTCGGCCGCTTACGGACTCGATGACGATCTGAGAGACATATCTGACGATGATCACAGACAGGGTATCAATAACGACAATCTCTTAGTCTGGCGCGTCGAAGACGACAATCCACATGCATCTCATCGGCTGGGTGGCCGGCAGGCGGATGGTTTCGAGGCGGTGCCGATAAGGCTTGGCCATCTTATTAATTGGGTTGGTAAGTCCATTGACAGTCCTGTGCTGGCTTGGTGGGCCATTCGGCAGAAAGGATTGCATCCGCGACTACAGCAGCAGATCGAGTGGCAAGTAGAGCATTCGAGGGCTCTTGGAGAGCGTGCTCGTCATATCTGGAATCTCATCCTTGAACATCATCGAGACCCTCGCAGTCGTCAATGGGATGGCGAATGGTTCGACTTGAAGAGGCGGGTCGATGCGGAGGGGTGGACGGCGAGTGTCATGCGAGAATTACGCAGGGCTACAACACCACGGTTGAACATTAGTTCACCGTATGGATTGGGGCAGTCTAAGCCGCCATCGGTATCTTGGGACGAAGTCCATCTTCGTGACCTTGGTCAGTTCGAAGTGGTCTTTCTTGAAAGACACAATCAAGATTTCGACGTCTCGGATGACGTATTGCCACAAGCACTTCGCGTCCTGGAGGTTCAGCTCAACGTTGCATCTGGGCTATTAGTAGATATCGAGACCGTCTACTTTCGTGCACCGACCTGCTATCCGGGGCGTGAGGTCGATGGGAGAGAACAAATCACGCAAGCCGCAAAGATCATGGCTTGGTTTGTCCAGCTTTTTGATCGAATGGCCGCCATCTGGCCAGGGCTGGCGAGGGCGCATGCAGCGAGTTGGCCAGCGACGGACAGATTCTTCTTTCGAAAGCTAAAGTTGTATGCGTTCAACAAAGTGGGCATCTTCGACGCCAACCATATCGCCAAAGAAGTCTTGTCCTTGGATCAGCAGGCATTTTGGGATTCTGATGTTGTCCGTGAGCTTCTTTTCTTGCTGGCGGATCGGTGGACGGAGTTCTCTCAAGAGAATCGGGGCCAGCTTACCGACCGCATTCTTTGTGGTCCTGATCGGCCATCTCACTTGTCAGAGGAGGAGTTTCCTAGGTTGCGGAATGGTTTCGCCGCCCGGTATGCCCGATATCTCGAACTGCAGGGTTGCGAACTGGAGACAGATCGCAGTGAGCTGCTCGCAAGGATGATCATGGGCATTTCTGATTGGAGCGATGACTGGGCGAACTCCACGGTAGTCACAAGGGGCTCTCGAACGGGCTGGGTGGGTACGGACGAGAAGCCAGATTCCGTCTTGGACATTCCTGTGAACGAAGTAGTCTCCAGGGCAAGGGAGGACCTAGGGCGGGACTTTGGCAGCTTCACCGAGAAACGGCCCTTCACAGGTTTGGTGAAAGCCAATCCGCGTAAAGCGTTATCGGCGCTAACGATTGCTGGCAGGGCTGGCGACTATCCCCAGGCGTTCTGGTCGTCCATGATTAATGACCTTCCCGCAGACATTACGCCCAGGCTGAGACGCGTATTCCTGAACCGATTGGCGAGACTCCCGCATGCGGTTGTTGCTGATCTACGCCACGCTTTGAGTCGCTGGCTCGAACAAAAATTGGCCACGGTTCTTGAGTTTGATAATGATCTTGGTTGGACGGTCTACGATCACATTGTTGATGGCATCTTTAGTGGTGGAGAAGATGCAGCGAGGAGTGGCCTGGGCGAAGTCAGTCAGGGGGGTAAGGTCATTCAACAGTCCCGGCGCACGTTCGATCATGCGATCAACAGTCCCATTGGTATGTGTGCTCTGGCTCTTTTCGATGCGATGCCAGGAGAGGGGCGGGAGGCTCACTCACTAATTCCAGATCATATCAAGTCTCGTGTCGAGCGCCTCTTTACGGCGTCGGGTGAGGGTTCAGATCATGCGGTGTCGATAGCGAGTGCAAACCTTAACTGGCTCATGTTCGTTGACCCTGTTTGGACTGAAAGGCGTCTAGTTCCAATGTTGGCGTTCGAACATCAAGCTTCCGAGCCCGCTTGGAACGGGTTCCTTCGTAGCGATCAAGTGTGCTCGGACTCCTTGTTAGAGGTCATCAAACCGCTATTGCTTGATCTTTTTCCGTGGATCGAAGGGTTTTCGTGGGATCGTGATATGTCATTGGTGGCCGCCCAATGGCTGGGCTTCATGCGGTTGGCACATGCGAATGAATCGAGAGGTCTTTCATCGAGCGAAATGCGTTCGGTCATTCGAGCTATGTCCGACGGTACCCGGAATCGATTCATTTCCTGGTTAGTGAATGTTGGACAGGGCAACGAAAACGGCTGGGTCAAGCATGTCATTCCCTTAATCAACGAGGACTGGCCCAGAGAGCGTCGGTACAGAACATCTGCAGCGACGCGCGCTTGGATTAGCCTCCTTGATGATGCGGGCGATAGTTTCCCAGCTGTCTATGAATCGGTTAAAAAATTCTTGGTGCCGCTGGATGTGCAAGACCAGCTGTTCTACCGGTTCGCCCGGGAGTTCAATGACGAAACGCCGATCACCACTCTTTTTCCTGAGGCGGTGCTGGATTTGATGAGCAGAATTACGCCTCAGGTCCCCACCTTTACATCGTACGAATTGCCTAAGGTGCTGGCCCTGATTGCGGAAGCTGAGCAAGATTTGACCTCAGATCCACGCTATTTGCGTCTTATCGATCTTGTTGAGCGAAGCTAACCGGTGAGGTGTTCGAGCAGAAGGTCGCGGACACGTTCGCGGTCGGAGGGCGTCAACCCGAGCATTGCGCGTCGGGGATAGCGAATCTGAGGCTCGCCTTGCGCAGCACGGTCGCGTAGTCCTTCCTGGTGGACGCGCGCGATGCGCGCGACACGGCCAACGAAACCCACTTCGGCGGCATCGGCGGTACCGGACATACGTAGCCACTTCGCAGTGCGCAGCTTGGTGAACATCGCCGCGCGCCGCCGGATGGCCCCGCGCCGATCACGCAGCCGCGGCTTGCGTGGCACGAAGGGCGAGCCCTCCGCATCGTGCTGCGCGGCGATGCGCTGCTGTTGGGAGCGCCGCAGCTCCCGTGCGATGGTGACGGCCAGGGCACGCCGCTTAGGCGCCTCGAGCTTGGCCAGCAGCGCGCCGGCCCATCCTTCCCACTGCCGTAGCGGATCGGTGCTCACCACAGTGCCGTCGGATCCGCCGGCGGCGGGGCCGGATGCTCAAATCCCTCACCGCGACGCATCACCGGCTCAGTGATGTCCAACTGCATTTGCACGTCGGCCAGCTCGGCTGTCATCAGCTCGGCTTCGAACCGGATACCGTTGCGTCGGTTCTCGGTGCTCAGCAGGAGGTCCGGCTGCTCCACGGCGAGCCAGCGCAACACGGTGGCCGTGAGTGCGTCCATGTCGCCCGCGAAGTCCTGCACGATCACCGTCAACTGATAGGCGTATTCCCAACTCTCACCCGGTTCACCGGTAGCCACCACCGAGCCACGCTCGGCGAAGATCAGCAGCTTCTGCGGATCGAGGGCGAGATCCGGCAATCCCTTAATCAGGGCGTCGCGCAGGCTGCCAGGCTTATTCATCCGTCGCGGCTTCGCGATAGGGCGGCATCCGCAAGCGATCAATCAGCGCGTTGAGCTGGTCACGGATGGCGTGGCAGGTGCCGTAGTTGCCGGCGATGACACTGGCGGCGTCAGAGGCTGTAACGCCGGAGGCCTGCGCATCAGCAGGTCCGGGAGGGCCGGGCAGGTCGGCCGCGGCGGCGGCGTCGTGCAGGCGGACAAAGCCGACAGGCAAAGGAAAAGCAGCATCGGTGCTGGGGGTGACATAGCGGGGCGTCTCGCGCTGGATATCGTGGATGACTTGGCGGACCACACGCTCGCGGTCCACATACTTGGTGAGCACTCGAACGTCCGCGCGGGCCGCGCTGGCCTCGAAGCCCGCGATGACCGCTTGCGTTTGCGCCTTGGTCAGGTCGATGTCCAGTCGTTGGATGTGGTGGTGCTGCCAGAGCGCTACGCCAGCGGCCAGGGCGAGCAGGGCAAGCAAGACGACGAGAAGGTAGCGCATGGTCTACATCCCCACCCGGTTCGTCATCCAGCCGAACACGAACCGTCGCTGCGAACGGCTCCCCTCGGTGATATCGAGATAGCGTGCGCCCTGGGAGCTATTGATGCCCTTGAGCAGGGCGGTAGCACTCATGGGGCCACGCCAGCGCAGGAAGGTGCGGAGCGCGTCGAGCGTCTTGGTGCCTACTTGGCCATCGACCACCAGCTCCGCGTAACGCGTGCCGGTGTCGTTGAAGGCGTTGAGCCAGCGCTGCAGGAAGGTGGCGGCGATGGCCGGTCCCATGTTGACGCCGATGTCCACCAGCTTGGCACCTAGGTCCGGATCGATCGCCACCACTTCGCCGAAGCGCGGCGCGTCCACGTACCGCGTGCGGTAGATCGCGCGGGCGGTCGCTTCCGGTAGCGCGGCCATCGGACCGGTGTAGCCGTACGCGCGCGCCGTCGCCGCGGTGATGCCCCACCGGGTCTCGCCGCCGCGGTCGGCCGCGTCGTGGACGTAGCCACCTTCCACGTCGATCAGGTCCGACAGCAGGCGCTCGATGCGCTGTTCGGCGAGCGCGATCACCGGCGCACCCGACGATGCACGGCGCGCGCGGCGTCCCGCATGGCGCGGAGGGTATGCGCCAGGTCGCCACGGTGCCCGGTGAGCAGCACGGCCAGCGCGGCACATCCGAGCGCTTCCAGCGGCCCCGGCGGCGGTCGCACGCCGCATAGGAGCTTCACCGCCGTCATCAGACAACCGACCACCAGCAGCCAGGCCAACCAGGCCACGCCGCGGCGATGGGGCGAGCGGCCACGGCGGTACATGCCCAACTGCCAGGCGATGACCAGGCATGCGATCAGCTGGATCAGCGGCCAGGCGTTTGGGGTAATGAGCTGGGACATGGGTCAGGCTCCGCGCTTGGTGAACAGGGAGGAGAGATCGAGGGTCTTCACGCGCTCGATCGCTTGGGTGGCGACTGTCACGGCGACCGCGCCGCCGAGGAAGCCGGCCAGGCCGTTGCTTTGCAGCGGCAGCAACCCGCGCAACTCCGGCGCGCCGAAGTAACCCGCGGCGGTGCTTACCAGCAGATAGACGGCACGGCGCAGCGGCGGCAGGTCGCGCGCGCTGGTCACGTACAACGTGCCGCCAGCCAGCGCGCCCACCAGGGCGTCGCCATCGATGCCGGGTAGCATCGCGGTGGTGGCGGCTGTGGCGGTGATCGCGGCGGCGGTGAGATAAGCGCTGGCGGGTTCCGTCATCGTCAGTCCCATAGCTGTTGGGTGGGGAGGGTCGGTGTCGTCGTCGCGGCCGAGCGTTCCGGGAGCTGCACGACGGTGCCGGTGGGGAGGACGTGGCCGAGGTCGGCGAGGTCGCGATTGCGTTCGAGCACGGCTTCCACCACGCCCGTGGTCGCACCCAGCTCCCGCCAGCACAGCGCATCGACGGTGTCGCCTTGGAGCGAGCGCACCGCAGGCACTAGATCAGCTCCACGACGTTGCGCGCGCGGCCCAGGATGTCGGCCAGCGCCCATTGCGCGTTGCGCCGGAACTCGTCGGCCGCCGCGATTTCCGATTCGGCGCGGTGGTCGCCGGCACGAGTGGTATCCCAATCGCGGTAATGCTCGGCGAGGTCCGCCTGCACGCTGCAGGCAACGGCACGCAGGTAGCGCTGCACGAGCACCGACTTACCATCGATGGTCTCGTCCATGTCCGCGGCCGACACCCAGCCCTGTGCAATCTTCGTGGCGCGGAACGCGGCGAGCTGCGGATTGATGAACAGCACCGCGGCGACAGCGGCGGTGCGCAGGCGCGCCGCCGTGACGTTGCCGGTAAGGCGGGTGGAGGCGCGCAGGGTGCCGAGGTCGATATCGGGCCAGAAACCGTCGTTGCGGATCGGCGGGCCGTCGTCGGAGGGAGGGGTGGCGGCCGTGCCGCCGTTGCCAGTCAGGGTGCCCATAGGGGTCTCATCAAATGCGGCGGTGGACGGGTGGGTCGGTGTTCGCCCGTGGGCGACCCTCGCCACCCGTGCCGCCGCGGCGCCAGGGGGGAGGCTCAGGGGCCGCCTTGCGGCGGCGGTTCGGTGGCGGCGCTATCGCCGGGAAGGCGGCGCAGCTGGCGTTCCAGCTGCTCGATGTCTTTCTTGGCGCCGACCTTGTCGTGCAGCTCCACGGCGCGGCGCAGGTAAACCAGCGCTTCGCCGGGTTCGGTCTCGGCGAGCAGGCGGCCGAGTGCGAAGTGCAGCTTGGCGCGGACCTGGTCGGGCATGTCGTAGGGCAAGGTCACGTCCATGACCTCGCGCAGGACCGCCACGTCGAAGGGTTTGCCAGCGGTGTAGGCCTTGAGCGCTTGTTCGGCCGGTTCTTCGGCCACCAGCGTGGCGGTGGTGCGCTGGAAGCGGTCGGGCATCGACAGGTTGTGCGTCAGCACGTAGCGCGCGATGGGCAGCGCACCGGCGAAGTCGCCCACGTCGATACGCCAGCACAGCACATAACCGAGCACGTCGTCCTGCACACCCTGGCCGCCGGCCAAGACGCCGTCCACATAGGCTTCGTAGTCGGGCAGCAGCTCGCGCTTGACCTCGATCTTCCGCTCCACCGACTGCAGGAGTTTCAGACGGCGGCGGTCGGTGTCCAGCTTGGCGCGGATCAGGGCATGGGCTTGGGAGGTGGCGCTGTCCACCGCCGCGCCCGGCGCCGCTTTCGCGGTCGCCTGGGCCGCCTGCACGCGCATCAGATGTTCCATGGCGGGTGAGGGCATCCTGGCGGGCCTTACGGAGCCTGGGTCCAGTCGCCGAGCACGATGTTCTCGATCAACACCGCGCCGCGCAGACGCTCGATCACGTAGGCGTCGTTGCTGGACTGGTAGTCGGCGATACGGTCGTATTCCGGTTCGTCCTTGAGCAGGCGACGGCGGCCGCCGGTCTGGTAGTAGATCGACAGGTTGTCCGGTCGGCTGATCAGCAGCGACGTGCCAGGGAAGTACGGCAGACCCAGCGCGGTCAGGCCGCCCATCAGCTTCTGGCTCACCAGTACCTGGGTGGCCAGTTCGTCGGTGGCGCGCTGTTCCTGGTTGATCTTGGGGAAGTACTTGTCGTGCAGGAGCTTGCGGTTCACGTGCACGCGCAGGCCTGTGTCTTCCTGAAACCACGGGGCCAGAATCTGGATCGCGTCATAGACCAGGGCATCCAGATTGGCGTAGTGGCCGCCCGGGCCGATACGCACCTCACCGGCGCCGGCCTTGCCTTCCTTCATCACCTGCGCCGGCGCCTGCTCGCGCAGCACCTGCAGCCAGCCCTTATTGACGTCCTGCAGCAACGGATTCTTGTCGATGTCGGTATCGGCGGCCACGCTCGTGCCGTTCCAGCCGATCATCAGGCGGTCCAGCGCCTGCTGCTGGACCAGCTCACCCGCCACGCGCGGCTGGAAGTCGGGAAAGTGCGCCCAGGCATCCAGAGTGGCGTAGCGGATGGAGGTATCGAAGTTGGTCTGGAAGCACTCGTACGGCTTGGCGTCCAGGTCGTGCATTTCGCGCGGGTTGCGTCGCTTGCCGCCGCTGGTGTTCGTGCGGCTGGCCGACGGCCCCTTGATGCCGAGGCCCAGCTTCTCGCCGATCCGCTCGGTGACCGGCTGGACGTTGACCAGGCGCAGGTAGTCGCTGGACTCCTGGATACGGTTCTCCATGGTCTGCTGCACGGAGGGCTGCACATCGAATTTCTCGGTGGCACTCGGTACGTCGTTGAGCTTGGCGATCTGTGCGGCGAGGGCGTTGAAGGCCAAGCGGGTGTGTTTCTTCATGGGTGTCCTTTGGTATGGAGGGCGCAGGGGCGGCGATCAGAACTCGGTCAGCACCAGGCCGGGGCCGTTGGCCTGCGGGCGATTGGCGGCCGGCGCGGGCGTGGTGTGGAACTTTTGCTCGATGGCATCCAGGCGCTGGGTGAGTTCATCCACGCGCTGCTTGTGCTGCGCCACGATGGCGTCCACGGTCTGGAACATCTGCGCGGTCTGGGTGCTCTGCGTTTCGCCATGCTCGGCCACTTCTTCGATGGCGGCGGCCAGGTCGGTGAAGCGTGCGTCGTCGGATGCGTCTTTGCGGCGGAACATCTCGCGCACCTTCGCCAGCACGCTCGGCTTGGGCGCGTCCTCCGTGGTGAACTCGATCACCGTCTCGGTCGCTTCGCCGAAGACGTTGTCGGGGTGTTGCTTGCGTGCGGTGAGCGGACTGGACTCCGGATGCTGGGCCGTGAACTTGAGCATTTCCGTGCCCAGGCTGGCCGGCGTGTCGGTGACGGCCAGGCCGACCAGGTAGGCGCGCCCCGTGTCGGCGAATTTCGGCGACACCTCGGCGCTGGTGAACACCTTCTGCATGGAGCCGACCAGCTTCACCAGGTCATCGCTCGGCGTGATGGTGGCGAACAGTTCCAGCTTGCCCGTGGCGTTCTCGGTGGCATCCAACGCATCCACGAAGCCGTAGTTCTTGAACGGGCTGTCGGGCAGGGCGCTGCGGATGTGTTCGATGTTGATGCCGGCGCGGTACTTCGCCGGGTCATAGGTGGCGGCCATGTCCCTGATCCAACCGCGTTCGACCACGCGGCCATCGACGGTGGCGCCCTCGGTGAAGATGCGGAACTTCTTGGACTTCTTGGTCGGTGCCGGCATGGGTGGACCTCGGTGCAGATGATAGGAGTCGGTAGGCGGCCAGCATCGGGACGCACGCAAAGCGCGGCAATGCGCGCTTGTTCTGCACGCCATGCAACAGAACGAAGGCAGCGCGAAGCACTGACGGGGCGTCCCTACGCTGTCGCGCATGCTCATGCCGACGATGGACCCCCGACGACACGCGCGCAGCCTGTTCTTTCAAGGCTGGGGCGTAACCGAGATTGCGCAGCACCTGGTGCTGCCCCGCGCCACGGTGGAATCGTGGAAGCAGCGCGACGCATGGGCGTCCGCACGCTCCATCGATCGCGTGGAAATGCAGCTGGACGTGCGCCTGTGCCAGCTCATCATGAAAGAGCCCAAGAGCGGCGGCGATTACAAGGAAATCGATCTGCTCACGCGGCAGATTGAGCGCCTGGCGCGAGTGCGCCGCTACGAAGCGCCAGGCGGGCACGAAGGTGACCTCAACCCCGCCGTGGTCAACCGCAACGCCAAGCCGCGGCGCAAGCCGGTACGCAACGAGTACAGCCCGGAGCAGGCCGCGCGGCTACGGGAAGCCTTTCTCGATTCGCTGTTCGCCTACCAGCGCACCTGGCACGAACAAGGCCTGGAAAGGCGCATCCGCAACATCCTCAAGTCTCGCCAGATTGGTGCGACCTGGTACTTCGCTCGCGAAGCACTGGTCGATGCCATGGAGACGGGCAGGAACCAGATCTTCCTGTCGGCGAGCCGCGCGCAGGCGGACGTGTTCCGGCAGTACCTGGCGCAGTTCGCCAAAGATGCGGCCGAGATCGAGTTCAAGGGCGATCCGCTGATCCTGCCCAACGATGCCACGCTGTATTTCCTGGGGACCAACTCACGCACGGCGCAGAGCTATCACGGCAACCTGTACTTCGACGAATACTTCTGGGTCCACAGCTTCCAGACGCTGCGCAAGGTCGCGTCGGGCATGTCCAGCCACAAGAAGTGGCGGCAGACCTATTTCTCTACGCCGTCGTCCCTGACGCATGACGCTTACCCGTTCTGGTCGGGCGCGCAGTTCAACAAGGGGCGAGCGAAAGCCGACCGGGTCGATATCGATATCTCGCACGCGGCGCTCGCTACGGGCCTTTTTTGTGCGGATGGGCAGTGGCGCCAGATCGTGTCGGTGATCGACGCATTGGCCGGCGGCTGCGACCTCTTCGACATCGACCAACTGCGGCTGGAGTACGGCGATGACGAGTTCCAGCAGCTCTTCATGTGTGCGTTCATTGACGACAGCGCGTCGGTGTTCCCGTTCAACCTGGTCAAACGCTGCATGGTGGACAGCTGGGACATCTGGGACGACTTCCGCGTGTACGCGCCGCGGCCGGTCGGCGATGCCGAAGTATCCATTGGCTTCGATCCGTCGAAGGGCGCGGCGGGCGGCGATCCTTCTGGCTGCACGGTCAATGCGCTGCCCACGCGGCAGCGCGACCTGTTCCGCGTGCTGGAAAAGTTCCAATGGCCGGGGCAGGACTTCGATGCACAGGCCGGCAACATCAAGGAGCTGTGCGACCGCTATCGCGTCGTGGACATCGCCATCGACACCACCGGCATGGGCACCGGCGTCTATCAGCTGGTGAAGCAGTTCTTCCCGATGGCGCGGGCGATCCAGTACTCCCCGGAAACCAAAGCTCAGATGGTCATGAAGACCCAGGACGTCATGGGCAAGGGCCGCTTGGAGTGGGATGCCGGTTGGACCGATCTCGCCGCGGCCTTCATGGCCATCCGCAAGACGATGACGGCCAGCGGTCGCCATGTGACCTATGACGCCAGTCGCTCGGCAGACGTGGGGCACGCAGACCTCGCGTGGTCGGTCATGCACTCCCTCATTTACGAACCGCTGGAGGGCCGTGCGGCCCACAGCCACAACGTCATGGAGATTTTCTAATGAGCAAGCGCAAGCGCCGCGTGGAGCACCGCGAGATAATCAAGGACACTACGGCCGGTGGACGGTTCGAGGCGTTCACCTTCGGCGATCCGGAACCCATCGACCGGTCCAATCTTCTGGATTACGTGCAGGTATGGCACAACAGTCGATGGTATGAGCCACCGGTGAGTTTGACCGGTCTAGCCAACATGTTGCAGATTGCGCCGCATCACTCGTCGGCCATCTATGTGAAGCGGAACCTGCTGGTTTCTGCGTTCCAGCCGTCGCGCTACTTGTCGGTAGCCGAGTTCGAGGCGTTTGCCATGGACTATCTCACCTTTGGCCAGGCGTATCTGGAATGCGAGAAGGCGCTGTCGGGCAGGCTGCTGCGGACCAAGCACACACCGTCGCTATTCACCCGGCGCGGTGTGGAAGAGGGGGCGTTCTGGTTCGCGCCGCTGAACGGGCAGGCGTTCCAGTTCGAACGGCCGGTGGTGCAGATGAAGGCGCCGGATGTGCGGCAAGAGATCTATGGCATCCCCGAATACCTAAGTGCGCTGCATGCGGCGCAACTCAATCGCTCGGCCACGCTGTTCCGGCGCAAGTACTACGACAACGGGTCGCATGCGGGTTTCATCCTGTACATGACGGACCCGGCGCAGAATCCCGACGACGTGGACAACTTGCGGAAGGCGCTCAAAGGCGCGAAAGGGCCGGGGAATTTCCGCAATCTATTCATGTACGCGCCGAGCGGCAAGAAAGACGGCTTGCAGTTGATCCCGATCAGCGAGGTGGCGGCGAAAGATGACTTTGCGTCGATCAAGAATGCGAGCCGGGATGACATCCTTGCCGCGCATCGCGTGCCGCCGCAGCTGCTGGGGATGATTCCTACGAATGCCGGGGGCTTCGGCGACGTAGGCAAAGCGAGAGATGTGTTCAGAGAAAACGAAATCGAACCGATGATGGTTCGTATGCTCGGACTGAATGATGTTCTGGCAGCAAAAGTCTTTATTTTTAGATCATTCACGTAGAAGAGGGCGGCCGTTGGCCGCCCTCTTCTACGTGTCGATGCTGAATAAGTTAGCTAGGAGAAAGGCTTAATGGCTGCAGTCGAGTGGTCACCCCAATCGGCCAGACCAAATTGGTCTGTCGAGATGACTTAGTGAATCTTAATATCCGCACACGTGAGGCTCCTTAGTGACTTTGAGCTGCCTTTGCAATCCTGATTTTTTGAGTCAAAAGTTCAATCCCTTCCAGAAGAACCTCTCGCACTGCTTCTTTGTCATGCTTCGACAACTGGACCTTTTGCACATCAACTAACGGCGCAACTTCGCTTTGAGAGAATAGTCGGGAATACACCTCTAGATGAGATTCAAAAAACATTTTATCTTCACCGCCAAACGTGTGGTAAAGATCGGTCAGCAGATTCCATACATTTAGAGCGAAATCATCCTCAAGAACAACGCTCCCGTCCAATCCTTCAATAATGGAATCAAAATCAAAAAAACTCTCAACGTCAAACTTGGCATCAGGAAATACCTTTAGGGCTTCTTGCATCAGGCCATTTTTTCCGCTACACGAAAAAATTAAGCATCCATTATTCGTCAAGAAGAACTCATCGCCATCATCTAGGGAAACCCAGCCAAGCCAAATAGTCTCACCCCTTAAGGCAATCTCGACAGGAAATACTTCCATCTCTCCTCCTCAAATCATGTCTGGGTCTTGTCTCGGCGGATCGAATAATTGATGGAGTATGTCGAGCAAAGATGGCTTGGGTGTCTTCTGAAAACTTGAGTTACCCCATTTACTAATTTTACTCAAATTAGATCCGGGGCCTTTGCCTGGCTCTTGTCCTCTTTCGGCACATACCCGTCTGGCGAATTCATTGGGCGTTTCACCGTTTTTTGGAACGAAGCCACGCGCCCAATCTGGCACGTCATTTTTCATCTTGCTTCCGCTGCTCGTGCGCGGAGATATTCGCGTTTGAGGCCGCTCAGCCCAAGGAATCTTACTGTTATCGGAACCAATGACGCGGGTGAGTGGTTCAAGCCACGGCGCCGGCCTCATGAGTACTTCTTGCAGCCCAAGAGGATCGACGTGGTCAATCGGATCTCCATTAACATAGGAATACGTAGACAGGCCAGGCTCGATACCCAACGGATCGCTTTGAGCGTAACGCCCACCAGCCGGATCGTAGTGTCGTTGAACGTTGTAGTGCAGGCCCGATTCGGCATCGTAGTACTGGCCCGGGAAGCGCAAGTTGAGGACCATTCCAGAAGTTGAAGGAGGTTTCTCGCCAAACGAATTTACCGGATAGCCCCACTGCCAAACCGCGGATCCCGTGCCGTCAGTGACTGTACGTGGCGTGCCCAGGGCGTCTGCGTGCACATAGCTCACAGTGCTGATGGTGCCATTCGTATCCACCATCGCCACAGGCAAGTTGTCTAGCCAGACATAGCTGCGGCTAGTCGTACCGTACTCGCCGATGAGCTGGCTGCCTTCATCGTAGGCGAAGCGCTGATTGGCTGTGGCCGCCTTGGCCACGCGCTCGCCGATGGCGTTGTAGACATAGTTGGCAACGGTCTGCCCGTTCCGCTGCACCACCGCCATGCGATTGCGGTCGTCGTAGCCGTAGCCGAAGGTGTCGCCACCGGTTGAGCTACCCGTGGTGTTGCCGTTGGCATCGTACGTCCGAGCACTGCTGCCGATACTGGTCAACCAGTGCGTGCCCGTCTGATAGCCATACGCGCCGGTCGCCAGGCCATTGCTCGCCTTGCTGAGGCGGTCGCCCGTCTTGTTGTAGGTGTAGGCCTCAACGGCTTGGCCTTGGGCATCCTTGAGGCCCGTGAGGCGATACAGCGGGTCGTAGCTGTAGGTCTCGATCGCCGGATTGGCGCCCGACGCATTACCCAGCGCCGTGATGTTGCCCATCGCGTCGCGGGCGAAGTGCAGGTTGAGGGCCGGACTGACGACGTCTGTCACGGCGTAGTTGGCATCGTAGGTGCGCGTGATGGTCTGGCCGTTGCCCAGCGTGTAGCTGAGGATCGGGCCGAACGGCAGGTAGGTGACGTTGGTGACGACGTTGCCGGCACCGGCACCACCGGTGCCCGGCGTCAGCACGGTCACAGCGTTGATGCGGCCCGCTCCGTCACGGCCGTACTGGGTCGCCGTGCCATCCGGCGCATGGATGCTCGCCAGGCGATCGGCCAGGGTATAGGTGTAGCTGACCGTGTCGACGTTCGTGCCTTGGGTCTGGCGCTTCGTCACTACATTGCCGCGAGCGTCGTAGCAATAGACCGTCGTGACGGCGGTTTCCACCAGGCTGGTCAGGCGACCGACCGGATAGGAGCCTACGCAGCCGGTGACGCTGTCCGCCTCGTCGTAGCGGTAGCTGATGTTCTCGGCGCTGGTCGGATAGGTCGTGGCCGTGATGCGGTTCAATGCGTCGTAGGTGCTATGGCTGACAACGTTGCGCGCATCCGTGGCCTGGATACGGTTGCCGGCGGCGTCATAGACAAAGCTCGACGTCCCCGTGTCGGGGCTATGCACCGCCGTGGCGTTACCTAAGCCGTCATAGTCGTAAGTGGTGTTGAGACCGTCCGGGTCGCTCACGCCCTGCAACTCATCGCGCGGACCGTAAGCAAACACGCTCTGGGTGTTCTGCGTGGCAGTGTCGGTGCCGTTGTAGTTGTCGAGAGTGCTGACCAGGCGATTGAGGGCGTCGTAGCCCTGCTTGCGCTGGATCCCTAAGGCATCGGCGCTGCGCACCAGGTTGCCGTTGGCGTCGTAGCTGTCGGTAAAGCTGGCATCAAACACCGCGCGGTTGAGGCCGTCCTTGATGCCGGTCAGCTGGCCCAGCGTGTTGTAGCTGCGGGCCAGGGAACGGCGCAGGGTATTGCTGGCGTCGAAGGTTTCCTCCTTGGTCTTGTTGCCCGCGCCGTCCAGCGTGTAGTGAATGCGGTTGCCCAGGGCATCGGTGATGTCGGTGAGGCGATGGGCGGCATCGTAGGTGTAGGTGACCTGGACGCCGTCCGGATCGGTCACCGAGGCGACAGCACCATACGGCGTGTAGCCGATCTGGGTGGTGGCGTCGTTTGACGAGGGCGTGCCGTCGGCGTTGGCGCGGACGGTACGGGTCAGCAGCCAGCCACGCGCGTGATAGGTCGAATCGGTCACGACGCCGTTGGTGTCGCGGACCCGGACCACCCGACCGTTCTTGTCGTAGGCCACCATCGTGCTGACATGGCCCAAAGCATCGGTCACTTGATAGAGATCGCCGGCCCGGTGGCAGGCGCCACCGGCCGTGCCGCAGCCGGACTCATCGGCGCTCATGTAGTAGCTGTAATGCGCCGTGCTGGTGACGTCCGTACGAGGACCGGTCACGCTCAGCAACAAGCCAACGATGGGACACTGCGTGCCATCCACCGCACTGCAATAGGCATACGTCCAGCGGCTCACGCCGGCAGGCGTCGATCCTGTAGCGGCACAGGCGTAGCTGCCAGCCACCGAAGCATCGATCTCGCAACGGGCAAGCACTTGACCGGTGCTGTTGTAAACCCAGCTGGAGCTGCTGACCACACTGTTATTGGCGTCACTGACCGTGCGCGTCAGAGGGACGCGCAGAGCGGTATTCCACGTAAAGTTTGTGGTCCTCTGCGTCGCTGTCCCCACGCCATCGACCTTCTGCTGCAGCATCCCTGTCGCGTCGAAGCTGTAGTTGGTGGTGACACCATTCCAATCCTGAGTCGTCTTCAGGAAACCCTTGGCGTCATAGGTCATGTTCTGACCCATGCAGTCGCGGCAGACCGGGCCGCTCACCGACACCAGGCGAGTGCCGCCGACAATGGTCTGAAAGTTGTAGGTGCGCTGGGCGCCGAGATTGTCCGTCAGCGTCGTTGCGTTACCGCTGTAGACCAGCGTGCTGGTATCGACGTTGCCGGCCAATGCACTGGCAGTGGCCGCTCCAGTGGTGTTGTCGTAAGTCCAGGTGGCATAGGTCTGCTGATTTTCATCGACCCATGCGGTCAAAGCCCTTGGGAAATTAGCGTTCTCGTACTTGTAGCCCACGGAACTGCCATCGGCATAGCCGACCGAAGCAAGGCTTCCCAGCGGCTCGTAGCCGTACTTCACCCATGTGCCATCCGGCAGCGTGAGCTGGCTCAGCTGTCCGTTGTAGTCGTAGGTAAACGAAAGCACGCGCCCCTGGCTGTCCGTCACGGTATTGACCGAGGCGACATCGCTGTCACTGCTGGTGTTGTAGGTCAGCGTCCGGGTGTAGCCATCGCGCCCCACGATCTGTTGCAGATTGCCGCTAGCATCGTAACTTTCAACGTCTCCGTTCTCGGCGGTGAGCGCATAACCGCTGGAGTTCATCACAAGAGCGATCTTGCTCTGTCCGTACGAGACGCAGGTGCCGGGCTTGCAAGAGAAATGATAGGAAGCCCCATCGGGACGAAGCACCGTCACGCCGATGCCCGCATCAGCGATACCTCCGACCATGACCTGCGCCGTGCCGGTATTCAGAATCGGAACGACGCTCCCATTGGAGAGCATGCATTGATCGCTCCCAAGGTACGTGGCGGTTACTCCGGTATAGGCGCTGTTACCTGCGGTTCCACCGAGGCCCTGTGCAATATCCGTCATGCCCTGCACACAGGCCGCGGCCGCCGACGAATACACCGAGGACGTCGACGAGCCATCGTCAGCAACGACGTTCGGACGCATCGAGCCCCTGCTTATAGGATAAAGATGTCTTCCGGCGTATTCGTTCTGCCAACCCGTCACTCCGACGTCAGGCAGCGATGGATTGCTGTTGTAGTGGCGGGCGAACGTCAGCCTGCCGTCGCCGCTAATGAAGTCCAGGGCTGACTCCGTCATATTTCCCGTGCCCACCTCGATTGGATGGGCCGTAGCGACGCGGCCTTGATCGCAATCGCAGTCGCCGCCACTCGCCGGGGGCCTCGGCAAGGCCAAGAAGTAGCCTGCTTCGCAGTACCAGTTGCCGTAGTACTTGTCGTAAACCCATGACGTGGTGTTGTCGCAGGTGTACACGTCGTATACGCCCTGCATGAACCAATCTGCCTTCCCATTGGAATAAGTGCAGAGGGAGCCGGCAGCCATTTCACGCGTGTATTGATGCGCGCTGTAATGCGAATTGGGGTAAGGCTGCATCCGCCACCCAGTCGCTACACAAGTCGGACTTCCATAGGGCGCGGTCGATGTGGCGGCGGCCTGCAAAAAGGACTTTGCGTCAGCTTCCGACCATTTGACGTAATTGTGATAGTTGCCGTACGCCAAGGCATTCCAGTTCTGAGCGTGCACAGAAGGTGCCAGGACGAGCAGGCAGCAAAGCAGCGCAAATAACCAACGCTTCATACACAGTTCCCTTGAAGTGTCGAGTCCAAGCAAAGACGCAATGTCTTGGTTTTTTCGTGACCAGCAACTGAGGCCGCTTCGGCCGAGGTGGCCGCCGACCCGATGCATATAAGTACGAAGCATTGAGGTTCGCGTCGAGGTGACGCTCAAATCCGGTCCGTCCATGGCTTTCCCCTAGGCGCCTGGCGGCGCGTCTGTCCCTAGCCGATGTTCAATGTGGTGACCTAATGATCGTGGCATAGATATTTGTCGCCCGCACCAGGCGACGGACAGCCTACGAAGTCCCATTCTCAAGTACGGAGACAGGCCGACGATCCCGGCGCGACTCAGATTGGCATCGCTTAATGTCGAGCATCTGACATAGAGGGTGCTTGCAGTGGCCCTCCGGGGCGCAGCTCAGAACGTCGGTTTGAGGGCGCTCCCACGCAGCATCGGCCGCGCACTGCAGTCCAAAGCATGCGTTTCGTCCGTATGAAAATAGTGGCGCGGCCATTGCGGTTGGTCAAGATTTGACCAGCTAACGCTCGTCACCCTCGGCGCGCGCGGTCGTCCCCCCTCCTCGCCTGCGCACTTCGCCCCTCATTTTTGATGCGATTGATGCGATAGCGCCCGGTCGCGGTTTACGAGGCGTGGTGGCCGGTTTCAAGCAGGCGCTACGTGATGCGGATTGATGCGCGCTAGGGCTGAATCTATGACCTCACGGGCGATCAAAGGCCAAGCACAGGATCTCGCGGCCACCATGGGCAATGCGCATCTGTCCGCGATACTGCGGGGTTTTGGAACAGGTGAGAAGGCGGTGCGTCTTTGTCTTGCCGGGCATCGGAAGGTCGCGGCGGAACGCGGCGAGTTGCGTATCGATCAGATTGATGGCCAGCACATCCGTGCCGCGGCCGTAGTCCTTGGCCGCGCCGATGTCGAGGAGCTGGTCAATCACGTGCCATAGCTCGCGCACCTCGGCGGAGTTCCCATTGGGAGCCTGTTCGTATATGGCGTGGCGGACGGCAGGCGCCACTTTCAGGTGCAGCCACCGAGCTACGTCGTCAGCGAGGCGGTAACCGGCAACGCTCACGACCGACCAAAGTCCGTCGTCGTCTGTCCAGGATGTGCCCTCTATCTCCTGTGCCGAAAGGCGTAAGCGCTGCGGGTGACACGAGCCCACAAAAGCCACTGCATCCTCAAGCGAAGGTCGGCCTAACAAGGCGCATAGGTCGGCTAGGTCGTACCAGGCCGTCCCGTCGATCAGTTGGACCCGGAGCGGGTGCTGGTTGTATGCGAAAGCCAGCTGGGTAACGTCCAT